GTATAATTACGCTAATAATTGTACTAAGCAAACTAGATTTACGGGTGTCAGTTTTAGAGGAGAAGGCCAAGAGTCTATTTGATTTGTTCAATAAAAAGTAGGCCAATTCAAAATTCCCATTCTTAACAGTTGACTTCTTAATTTACGCATTAACCATTTCTCGGATGTCTACTATTCAAGCCCTAAACAACCTCTATAACGCCAGCCGTCGTGCTGGCCTAACTGCTGACGAGCATGATTTGCTCAAGAAGTGCGCGGAGCAGATTCTAGCCGAAATTCAGCCCAAAGAAGCCAAAGACGACAAAGTGGTCGAGTTCGCGGACAAGGTGCCTTAAAACGCCACGAATGGGTGTTTAATGGGCCTTCCAATAGACAACGCGCCATAAATAGGTGTTTAACGGGCCTTGTAATAGACAAAACGCCATAAATAGGTGTTTAACGGGCCTTGTAATACATCTATTAATAGCTATTAACCCCATAATCGGGCAATAAGGCATAAAATACGATCACTTATGGACATTTCAACTTTGTTTGCCGGTCCATTAGGTGGTATCTTAGGACTAGGGGGAGCCATTTTCCAGAAATGGCTCTCCATGAAGGAGGCGAAGGACAAGCATTCCATGAAAATGGAAGAGCTTAAACTATCGTCTCAGATTGACTTGCAGAAGGCCGAGTTCACCCTACGGCAAACAACCGAGGAGTCTAATGCAACGCTTTTTGGCAAGGCCATTGACGCTCAGGCGGGTCTTCGCCCAAGTTCCAACATAGTCTCGGATGTTGTAGCCCTGTTTCGTCCCGGCCTCACCTTGGCCCTTTGGGTTAGCTCCACCGTTCTCTCGGTGTGCTATCGTAATGAACACCCAGAGCTGATGAACTTCATTATCACTTCCACATTCGGTATGTTCTCTATTTCCGTAGGCTATTGGTTCGGCGTTAGAACCGAATACAAGATGTCACTAGGGTCTTCTAAATGAATCATCCTAGAAGCGTAATTAGTGATGTTCTGGCGGTGGTTAGCGCGTCATCTTCCATTGCCGCTTGGCAGGAACAATTAGATTGGATGCTAAAAATCATTGCATCGCTTCTGGCTATTTCTGCTGGCGTCTACTCAATTGTCTCAAGGCGCAAAAGTCGCAATAAATCATCTAATCTATGAAACACAAGAACGTCAATAAGGCTGGCAAAGACCAAGGCACGGGCGGCAAAGCTTGCTGGGATGGCTATCGCCGCGTTGGTGCCAACGGATGCGTCAAAATGAAGAAGCGCAAGAAATGAACCCTCGCGATTTACCGTGCAATAAGCCCCGCCGAGATGTTCAAGGCGGCAAGAAGTCTGTCGTTCGCGCTTGTCAAGATGGCAAGTCCAAAGTGGTCAGATTTGGTGATGCCAATATGACCATTAAGAAGTCTTCTCCTGCCCGTAAGGCGTCCTACTGCGCTCGATCCGGCGGCATCAAGGGCACAGCCAATAAACTGTCTGCTAACTATTGGTCTCGTCGTGCTTGGGGATGCTAGAATGAGCGAATGCCAAGGTATGCCTCATTCGGACGGCTTGATAGCCAGCTAATTGATGACGGAGACACGGCTTTTGCCAGTCTCAATCAACGTCTTCGTCCTGACCAGCTTAAAGCGGGTGAAGTTGCCGTAAGCCAAAATGGGCGGATGGACGTAGATGGCTCTTGGCAGACGCGAAAGGGCTATCGGAACGTCTTTGCAAACATTGGCGTTGGCGCGGGAGCATTGGTGCTACCATTCACCCTGAACGATGCGTCACCACCTACAATAAACGACTTGGCCGTGGTGGCTATTTACGGAACCTGTCTCTACTCGGATCAGTCTGCTGCTAACACCGAATACATCGTGTTAGCTACGGCAACAAAAGCAATTCTTGTAAAGACAAGTGATACATCTGTCTCTTGCACCATAACCTATCCGGCTACTCATACGATTGATTCAACGTGCGAGGTTATTCAGTCGTTCAACTATCTGTTCATATTCCGAGATGGCAAAGTGGCGTTTCAATGGGATGGAACCGCCCTCAGTCCCACTGTTCCAACAGTATTTACCCTAGTGAGCAATGGTGGCTACACCCAGCCATTGGTTTATGACACCGCTGGAAATACGGCCATTGTTAATGGCGTAGTCACAGTAACCGAAACCGCACACGCCATTCTTGTCGGAGACTTGGTTATGGTTAGTGATAGCGGGGATACAGGTCTAAACCCGCTTACGGAATATAGGGTTTACGCAAAGACCGCTAATACGTTCCTGTTCAAAGCAGACGCAAGCGACATTGCTGGCGCAAGAATCACCGTAGGCAAACGGCAGTCAATTGGGCTTGGATTCACGCATATGCCAGCCCCTCCTTGGGCCACCTATCACCAGCGCAGGCTCTGGATGCCTTTCAACTATTCGATGACCGGAACATCGGGTAGTCCTACGATTACGTCGCGCAATGTTAGCGATGAGCTAATTGCATCCGACATTCTGGATCAGAACACCTATGACCAGATTAAGAACCAGTTCAAAATGGCTTCTGGGTCTTCTGACTACATCGTTGGATTACAAGCGTTCGCAGAAGATGTGCTAGTTGTGTTTGCCCGCAACTCCATTCATTTGATTCGTGGAGTTGGTGGTGACTTGGATAATGCCAGTGTTCAAGAAGTGACGCGAGAAGTGGGCGCAGTTGCGCGTAAATCCATCATGCAAATAGGGAATCAAATCCTGTTCCTTTCGGACAACGGGGTTTACAGCGTGGGATTTGAGAACCTTTACAACCTACGCGGGGCATCCGTTCCCATGTCGGAGCCGATTAACCCAATCATGGGTAGAATCAACAAGACCTATGCTGCCAATTCCGTTGGTGTCTATCACGACAATCGCTACTACCTAGCGGTTCCGCTTGATTCATCCACGGTGAACAACGCAATCATCGTATTCAATCTGCTTAACAATGGCTGGGAGTCTCTTGATATAATCAATAACAGCCAATGGAACATCATTGGATTCGTTCGCTCTGGCGCGGGAACTGTTAATCGACTGCACACGGTGAGCAAAGAAGGCGGCATTCACGTCATTGATGAGGCTGGCGTAAACTCTGGCGACAGTTACGATAATGTGTGCTTGAATATGTCTTCTGCACCCGTCATTAGTCAGCTCGATATTGACTCAATCCTTACGACTCGCCAATACACCTATTCGACAATGGATAGGAAGCGATTCAACTCGTATGAGCTGCACGTTGAAAGCTCGGTAAACGCTGAATCGGATGCTGACATTTCAGTGGAAGTGGAGAATCCAGATTCCAGCGTAACATTGGGCAGTGTCTTTTCTGTATATGGAAAATACGTTGCTTCTAATGAGGATGTGTCGATTCGCGGACGAATTGGGAATAAGACTGGATATGGGGTGCAGTTTACGGTTGCGCCAACACTAGGACGACCCAAGATTAGGGCTGTGAAAATTACGGCTGCGCTTCAAAACGGATCAACGTCATCTGCTGAATAATGAAAGACATCACCAGAGGATATACGTTTACTGATTCCAAGACGGATTGGGTTTCAAATAAAGACACGTCAATTCGTCTTAATAAGATGATTGATGATGCCAATGTAAATCTTTTTGGCGGAACAAACGTCACAATATCTAGGGACAGTAACGGAATAAACATTTCTGCCGTTGCCGCACCGGGATCAATTACCGGAACTCAAATTGCGCCATCAACTATAACTGGAACCAACATTGCAAACGCTACAATCATTGGAACCAACATTGCAAACGCCACAATTACTGCTGTCAATATTGGCAATGCAACAATTACGGCAGCAAACATTGCAAACGCAACAATTACCGCTGCTAATATTGAAAACGCCACAATAACTGGCGGCAAGATTGCCAATGCAACAATATCCGGTGGAAACATAGCAAACGCAACCATTACAAGTGCTCTAATAGAAAATGCAGCCATTACTGGTGCAAAGATTGCTAATGCAACAATTACATCCTCAAACATAGAGAACGCCACAATTACTGGAAGCAAAATAGCTGCGGCGACTATTACCGGAACTGAAATTGCTAATGCTACAATTAGCGGATCAAAGATTGCATTATCCACTATTTCTGGAAGCAATATAGCCAATCAAACAATTAGTGCCTCAAAGTTAGTTGACGCAACAATTACAGCAACGCAAATAGAAAACCTTACTATTTCTGCTTCAAAAATTGTTAATTTAACTATCAATGGAGATAAAATAGCTTCAGATGCAATTACTAATCCCAAAATTGCCGATAGTGCAGTAACGGGTTCCAAGGTTGCTGACGCTACGATTACCGGAGGTAAATTAGCAAACGCCACGATTACGGGAACTCAAATTGCCAATGCCACAATTACCGGAAGTAAAATGGTTGCGGCAACTATTACGGGAACTGAAATTGCTAATGCTACGATTACTGGAACAAAAATGGTTGCAGCAACTATTACGGGAACTGAAATTGCTAATGCAACTATTACCGGAACGAAAATGGCAAATGCCACGATTACGGGAACTCAAATTGCTCTTGCTACCATTACGGGAACAAATATTGTTGATGCCACGATTACGGGAACTAAAATAGAAAACGCTACAATTACCGGAGGAAAACTTGCTAATGCTACGATTACTGGAACCGAAATTGCAAGTTCTACAATTACCGGAACCAATATTGCCAATGCGACTATTACGGCGGGAAACATTCAGGCCGCAACCATTACCGGAACCGAAATAGCTAATTTAACAATTACGGGATCAAATATTATTGATGCCACAATTACAAATATAAAGATTCTATCAATTGATGCTGGCAAAATTACGGCTGGAACAATCACAGCAACCATCAGTCTTGAGTCACCAAAGATTGCCGTCGCAGGAGCGTGCTACAACTCGGCTTCTTATACGTCAAATACTTTTGGATCAACCAGTCTCACCATTGACGATAATGGGGCAAATCAACCAAGCGGATTTGACACAAACACCCCAGCTAACT